TTACATGGACGACATCGAAATCAGTCAATCGCGAGGCGCTCTGGCCACGGCCACGGTGAACTTTACCAAGCATCCTGATATCACCTGAGGATGAGTGAAATAAAAGGGGCGGGAGTTAATATCATCCCAACGCAGTGTCCGCGCTTCTTCGCGGCTTGCGTAACGGCTGGCGTCGAGCTTGAGCCGGGAACACCAGGCGTCTCTAACGTCTATTCAAAGGGCGTCACCTACGATCCAGACGAGCCGGGAACGATCAGCTACCACCTCGACAACAAGACTGTCGGCCCTTTGTCGCTCGCTAAAGTCTGGCGGGATCCGTCGCAAGACATGACCGAAGCCGCAGCTTTGCCGGCGCGAATGATTAGCGCACGGACAGAGGACCATTGGCAGCAGATCGCCGACGATCTCGAGCTGTTGCACGTCTATTGTGCCATCGCGCACATCAAGTCATTTGCCGACGGCAAATTCGCAATCGGGATGCGTGCCGTAACCGACCAAGAAGAGCGCGCCGCACAAATGCTCTCCGACATGCCCGATGTCATCCGCAACGCCACAGGCAGGCGCAACGGAGGAAAGATCGCTGAACGTTTTGATGCCATCTGGATGCCCGCCATGTTCGCATGGGTAAAAGCATGGGTGGCCAATTACCTAGAGCTGAAAGACATTTGGAAAGCCGCCAATCCCGCCATCAAGATTGAGCGCGAGGGTTTTCCGCTGGTCATTCCGAAGGGTCCGCAATTTGAGAAACTAGCCCGTCGTTGGGTCAAATAACCAAAAAAGAAGCATGAGCCAAATCACCATCGAAGACATCGAAAAAGACAACAGCGTTACGCCTGACATCGTCGCCGCACGTAGCCGTTCCTACCAGTTCAAAGGGAAGCCCCTCAAGCCCTTTTCAAAATCCCGTTCCACCGCCGCGCGATGCATGGGCAACTCCCTCTTCCTCGGTCGCGCAAGGCCGGATGAAAACGGAGTCTGGGACCAGATCACGCTCGACTCGATCATGGTGGTGTGGCTCTGCTCCGTGGAAGATTCCCGCGTTGCCCGGGCCTGTCTCAATCGCGATCAAGCGATCATTGAAATGATGGCATGGTGGGACAAAGAAGGCGGCGAAATCGGAGGCTCTGAAGAGATCGAGGCCGTGCAGCTTCTCAACATGATCTGCGAGGACATCCAGACCGTTTCGGCATCTGTCGAATCTCCCTCCGGTGGTCGCGACACCTCCAACGTGGGGGAGTGATCGGGAGCGATGCTGACTACGTTTCCACCGTAGCGGCAAAGCTCCCCGGCCAGACTTGGGCTTATTACATGGACGAACTGCCGCTCTGTATCGGTATGCAGTTGCGCAACGCGGACCTTTTTGAGCGCGGCTGCGACATCGTGCCACCAGGCAGGAGCGCATCGGCAAAGATGCAGGAGATCCTTGGCGAACATGCGGAAGCGTGGTTTAGTTGAGTATGGACAGAATAACGGCATCGGTTGACGTTCGCGAGTTTATGGCTGCATTGCAGGCATACGAGAAGGAATCGTCGCGAGATTTGAAAACCGTTGTGAAATCAACGGCAATTGATGTTGCGTTCAAAGCTAATCAGTCAGCAACGGCAGCAAAGAAAACTTCGATTCCCAATCTGAAAACCGGGCTTTTTAACGCGCTGGCAGCAAAGGCCGGATTTACTCGCGGCAATGGAAACCAAAGGGAGGCCGAACGTCTTTACAATCGCCGCATCTCCGCGATCAAATACAGCAAATCGCTGTTTTTGAAAATGGCGCAGGATCTTGGCGCAAAGGTCGCATCGCTCCGCAAGAAGATCGAAAACGCAGGAGCGGAGGACAAAGGCACGATTTTGATTCCGGCCATTGAACTTACGATTGAAGGCGTTGACATGGACCACGCCAACAAAGTCTTGGCTCCAGCATTGCAGGAGGGCGTCAATAAAAGCGCCGCCAAAATGCGCCAGCGGATTGCAGACAAGATCGCCAAACGCGCACAGGCTCATTCAGGAAGAGGAAGGTGATGCAACGCTTTTCAATCAAGGCGCTCTCCTCGATGTTTCGCACCAATCGCGAGACAGTGGAAAAACGCGCCTCGCATCTGGGGTTGAAATTCGAAGAAGGGGACAAAGGCGCAAAGCTCTACGACATCTTTGAGATTGCCCAGCTTCGCCCTCCTCCAGCTCGTAGCGAGGGGGCAATGTCTTTGGAGGAGGCGAGGACGCGAGAGGCTACAGCACGCGCAGAGGGGCTGGAAATGGACAACGCGCGGAAGAGGCGGGAACTGGCCAACGTAGATGAGCTAATGGCCGCTCAGAACGTCCTCTTCGACGAGATCGCAGCAATGATCAAGAAATCGAAAATGACCGACGCTGAAAAGGAGGATTGCCTGAGCGTGATTTCTTCGGTTCCTCGGAAGTGCTGGGGCGAGCTTTAAACGTTACCGGGAGGCGCTGGCGCTTTGCCTATCGCCGTAGACAGCCCTGCCGCTTCTAGCTTGGCATTGTCCGCCTCATTCTCGGCAATGATCTTGTCGATGTTCAACCCGCGATCTTTCGCCGCACGCTCTCTGGAATTGAGCGACAAGGCGATTTCTCGCTCGATGGCCTCGATGTCGCCCACAGGATCAACCCAAGTCCACGTTCTGCCGGAGAACTCGACGTGAGAAAGGCGGTCAAAATCAAGGAGGGTATAGCCTTCAATCCTACCCATTAAGAGGGCCATTCGTAGCCAACGCTCGAAAAGCGGAATCTCGAAAGTGTCGATGAACCACGAATGAAGGATTTTGTAAATGTCGCGCTCCGAAAGCACGCCCTGCCGGATGGACGAATACGAAACGCCCTCAAGATCCTGCGCCCAAGTGTTGTAATTGACGTAGATCCCGGGGGACACGCCGCGCAGAATGGCCTTTCGGAAATCAGGCATCGCACTATTCGGATGCGCCGGATCAATCATTTGGGCCTCCACGCCATGGGGCAACGTCTCAAACGTGCCTGGTGCGGAAGGCGCAATGGCTTTGCCGTCGTCGTCCTCGTCGCCAGTATATTGGGCCTCGCCCGTCTGCTTAAAGAATCCAAGCTTGTTGGCGCTGATACGGGCAGCGATGACCTCGGCTTCTTCGAATTTCGCGAGATGCCGAAGACGCAGGAGAGCATTGGCCAGCCACGAATAGCCTTGGCTCTGGTTGATTCGTCGAGCAAGAAAGGTATGGATCATGTTGTCACCACCGACCGCAAACGTCTCGCGAGTGTAGCGACCGCTCTTCGGGTCCATCTTGCGGAGATGATACCGGATCGGCTCATCCCACTCGTCAAACTCCACGCCCATGTAGATACGAGCGGCATCGTTTCGGTGATGCGGATCCAGCGCGTCGATCTCGATTCCCTGCGCGGCAAAGCGAAAATCGTTTTTAGGAAAGCCCTCGATGGTGCGGGTCAAAAAGCCGCCATCGCGAACCGCAGACCGCAAGGCGAGACGCTCAAAAGCAGCGCGTGAGAATTGGCGCGTCACATCGAAATTGCCACGCCGGGAGAAATCCTCCCACGCCTCCTCAACCTTTGCTCTCGCGTTGTTATCTGCGCTGTTAGACAATCCTTTTTTGCTTCTGGCATCTGCTCGACGGGCAAGCGATTTCATGCGGATACCATGCTGGCCGATGACGTTGGATTCCAAGGCCATCAAAGCTCCCTCGATGTAGCCATCATTCCGCTCAGAATCCCGCGCACGGTCACGCAAGGACTTAGCGTCCTGTTTGATTGCGTTGTCGGCTGGGCCTGTCCCGGCGACCCAGTCATTGGTGTATCGCGTGCCTTTTGCCGCGTCGAAATTGCGAGCGCGGATGGGCTTGTTGTTGGGACCGTAAAGGAGTGGTTTCATTCAAATCTGGAGTAAATGGTTCGACCGTTGGAAAGGCCAGCGTCTGCGCGAGCCTTGGCGATCTCGGTGTCGAGGTCGCGCCGGTATTTGGTCAAAAGCTCGCGAGCGTCCATCAAGGAGATTTTCGTAATGGGCACGCCTCCAACCGTGTAGGTTTCAAGCCCTCGGCCTTCGTCGTCGCTGATTCGGCCCTCAAGGTGTGCTTCCAAAGCTTTAACCATTTTCCGCGCATGACTCGGCAGCGGGGCGCGATCCGGCGGGGCTTGCAGCGTGATATTGCCAATGGACTCAACCGACCGAATCCCGGCCACCTCGAGCGTCAGAGCAACGACGTAGATTCCTGCCGGTAGGTTTGCCGTCTTTTCCGGCGCATAGGTCGCGGTAGCCGTCGTATCTGAGACTGAAAGCGGAACCGTGACCACCTCGCCAGTGTCGATGCTGCGAAAATGAGCGGATCCTGTAGCGCCTGACGTTACAGTTGCCGTAAATTCGATGGATTCGCCGCAGAATGCACGGGAGGGTAAAGCTGCCATATTGGAGGCATCTACAAAACAAAGCCCAATTTCAAGGGCTTTTGGTTAATCGGCTACGAAATCAAGAGTATATTCGCGCTCCTTACCTCTATCTGGCACGTTTTTGGCCGCATATTGGGCGTATTTCTTGGCAATCGTGGCAAAAGCAATGTCGAGCTTCTTGGCTGCGGCGATGTTGTAAACGCGAACGTCGAGCGGTTCGTTTCGGTCGCGCTTGTCCTTCTTGTCGAAAAACTCATAAAAGCTCCCGTCTTGTCCTTTCTTCAGCGTCACCTTCTCGATCAGCAAGCGTTGGAAATATTCCGGCGTATAACCGTGGCCGCTGGGGAAATGCATGTAATTATGCGGATAGATGGAAGATTTGCGATCTTGGCGCAGGGCCGCGTTCTGGTAAATCATGCTCTTGCATTCGTGAGTGCCGATCTCAAAGAACGTCCCGCGCTTTTCCCGCTTGGGCTGCGAGACAATCGGCTTGCCTAGGACCGTCGAGCCGAAGATTGCAAAGACTCCGCGAGCTTGTCGCGGCCTAGTAAAGGCTAGCACCTGGGCCTGCCGGTATTTAGAGTCGATAAAAACAGAGGCGACGCGCAGCACCTTCCCGCACGGGTGCAGGAACTCGGTCTGGAGCAGCGCATCGAGCTTTTGCCAAACCTCTGGCTCCATCGTTCCCCCAATCAAAATGTGATACCCCAGCCCCCACGTTTGACCGTTCGCACCGTGACCGACAAACTCAAATTCCAAACGGTCTCCTTGAACGTCGCAGCCTCCGGTGACGACCAGCACGCCGGCGGGAATCGTGAACTGGTTTTCAGTCACGCGGTCCAAATAATCGTAAGCCTCCTGAGCAAGGCCGACCGGATCCGGCATTTCCTCCTCTGGGGCTTGGTAGGTTTCCGCATCAAACGTGTTAATCAGCACGCGCTTCGCCTTCTCGCGATTGTCCGCCGCCTCGATTTTCAGCTCCTCGACCGCAGCCCAGTGCAGGTGGCTCGCGAAGCCCTTCTGAGGCGGGTGCGGCGACATCATCCGCGAACCGTGAAAGCCTGCTATGCCGTTAAACGGCCGCGTTGCCTGCCATCTGCCGTTCCGTATCATCTCCATGCGCTCCGCATCGGAGATTCGGCACTCGCTCTCGGGGCATTCAATCCACGCGTCCTCGGGCTTGTTGCGGTCATATTTGAGCTGGCGTCGGTGCAGGACAAACTCCTTAGAGCAATGGGGGCAGGGCGCGATCCAGACTCGCCAATCGCTTTGAAGCATCAGCGCCTCGATTTTGCTCTTACCCTTCACGCTAGGGTAGCTCGCGGCAATCTTGATTGTGTCCGCATATTCGGATCCGCGAACCCAAAAGATCTCAAGCGGGTCACCTTCATCTGATTCCGTCGATTCGATGGCGTCGATCTCGTCCGCGAAAAGAAAGTTTCCCTTTGCTCTCCGCATCTCACCTGGAGCATTGGAACCGAAAGCATTGACCAAGCCACCGGGGAAAAGCTTATGGAGGATTGTGTTGCCGCTTTTGCGCCTCCCAGAATCGTCGCCAATGAGCGAGGCCAGATCCGGCGTCGGATTAACCAGCTCTCCCATAAGCGTCTCCTTGCTCCACTTCTCGGTCTGCGAGATCGTCGGATACATGACGAGAACGCGACGAGGCGCCTCTGCGATGCTGTGGCCGATTTGGTTCATTACCACCTCCGTTTTGCCCATACGGCTGGCGAGCATGTAAACCGTCATCTGAACGCGCGGATCGTAAGGCGCTTCCATCATCTCTCGCTGATACGGTGCGAAGTCGAAGCGGAAGCGTCTCCCGCCTTCCATGCGCCTGACCTTCTCGGACCATTCCGGCGCAGTCATCGTGCGCTGAAACCTAAATGCCCGTTCTAAGTGCCTGAGAGTCCCTCGGTAATACCGATCAAGTGCCGCCTCGTTCATTTTTTAAGCCGTCAAACAGGTTGCCCGTGGCTCAACAATGCTGGAGCCAGTGTCATCAATTGCGAAAATTGCGTCTCCGTGCCTCGCGAGAAGGTCAAGACCGCCGCAGTTGGAAGTGCAACGCTGGCCGCGTCGAGAAGCCGCAGCACCTTGGAAGTGTCGAGCGTCATCGTCACGCCAATGGGACCAATAAACGTCTCGGAAACCGTGATCGCCGGATTCACGCCCACGGCAGTCCGCTTGATTTCAATTTTGATGGTCTCTCCGGTGGCATCTCGCGCCACCAAGAACTCTCCCGGCTCGATGTCCTCCAAAGCCGTTTCGATCTGATAGGTCGATACATCCGCCGAAAGCCACATCGTGCCGGTATCGCTTGCCGTCCTGATCTGGAACTTGCCAGCATCCGGCATCCTCGAAATGGTGATGCGGTCGTTTTGCGCAACGCTCACGCTACCGGTCGCCACGTTTGCAACCGTCACGGCAGCCTCGCTAATGTTGGCCGCGCTTGTCGCCGCCACTAGCGTCTGAAGCGTTAAATCAATCTCGACCGTCTCAACGTTAGAAGCACCGCCAGCAATCAGCGTCAGGGCACGATTCGTCATCGTTCCAAAGGCGGAATGGGCAATCGTGAAGTCTGCTCTCGCTCCGTTGCTGCGGAAAGTGACGGTAAAAAGGCCATCTTTCCCCGTCACATCGACACCACCTGCCGAAACGATGGCGGAAAGTCGATTGAGCGCGAGGCCCAGCAAATGCGCGTCAATCCCGGCAGCCGGAAGCTCGACGGTGGAAGCGCCCCAGGTGATCGACCAATCGCCGGAAGCAATCGGAACGGGCTTTTCGAGCGCAAGCGACAAGCTCAAGGTGTCGCTGCTCGCAATCTCCAAATGATCCGCGATCAGCTCGACGCTGAGACTGTCGCCGGGGCGAATCGCATCAGGCAATCCCCGCACTTGGCCTTTGTCGTCGTAGCGCAATTTCAACATGCCGGACGCGTCCACAAAACAAGCCCCAAAATCAAGTTGAAAATCCCGTTCGTTTTGTGCAGTCATCGACATGCCTGACTCTCCCGTCATCTCTGGCGTTGCCGATCTGCCGAAATTCTATTTTGCGGAGGGCGCACCTTTCCGACTGACACTCACTATCGGGGCAGAGTTTTCGATGACGGGTAAATTTGTGAGCTTTGGAATGAGGGCGCGTTCCGGCACGGTCAGGCGAGTTTTTGGAACTGATTCCGGCGAGTCAAATCTGACCATTGCGGGGCAAGGCATCACATTCAACATCGCGACAACCGACGCGACCGTTCCCGCCTTTGCTTCCGGCTGGACGTTGGAAGATGTTCAGGCCAAGGGTGAGACTGAATACTGGGTGGACATCTCCGCGACCGAAGGCAGTGACGTTCTGTTGCGCCTACAAGGCCAAGCCGATTGGGTGGCGCCTGGTTCTGACATTGCAGAATCTTCTGCCGTTGTCGCCTCGCCAGCCATTGATGTAAACATCACCAGCGGTGCGGTATCGGCATCGGTGGCAGTTATCGGAGGCGGTGGCGATTTGTTCGGGCCAGCCAGCGCGACCGACAATGCGATTGCCCGATATGACCTAACGACCGGAAAGCAAATTCAAAATTCTGGCATCACCATAGCGGACGGCGCTTCCGGCACACTGGCGGGTAGCAATTCCGGCGACGTTACGCTAGCAGGAACGCCCGACTATCTGACCATCGCCAATCAAGTCATCA